ATTTACCGCTGCTGACTTTCTTGCTGCGACAGACATAGACACGCTGGCTAAGCTGAACGCTGTTGTCACGGACGCCACGCTGTGGGACTACGATGTCACCACGGTAGCCACTGCCAACTGGTTCCTTGATGAAGACAACATGGCGTCTGACGATGCGACTAAAGTAGCATCCCAACAATCTGTTAAGGCGTACGTGGACAGCAAGACAGCCGGGGCAAACATTTATCAGGGTGGCTACAACGCATCCACCAACACCCCAGACCTGACGACTTCACCCAATGCCATTCTGAAAGGGCAATACTGGGTGGTAGAAACCGCAGGCAGCTCGTTCTACAGCACCAATCTGGAAGTAGGCGATACCGTTATCGCGGAACAGGATGATCCCTCTCTGGTAACCCACTGGACGATTCTCCAGACCAATCTGGATGCAGCCAGCGTCAAGACCCTGTACGAGAGTAACGCGGATACCAATGCGTTCACGGATGCAGACGAAACCAAGCTGGACGGCATCGACCCCATTGCAAGCAGGCAGTCCAACCTTGCTGCCGCAGTAGACCCCACGGCAACGGACGACACCAACGCAGGGTACGAGGTGGGTTCCATCTGGATCAACACGACAGAGGACACCTATTTCATATGCGTTGATGCGACAGCCGCTGCTGCGGTCTGGTCATCCGGTGGGGGTGGTGGACTGACCCCGGTGTTTCAAAGTGGCAACTTCACTGCTGACGCAGGCAACCATTACCTGATCGACACTACCAGCAGCTCATCAGTTGTGACGCTTCCAGCGGGTGTTGATCTGGACAACATGAAGTTCAGTGATAGTAAATTTAATGCTTCAGTAAACAACATCACGCTCAACCCTGACGGTGCCGAAACGATTGACGACGATACCACGTTCATCATTGATCAAAACGGCGGTGATGCCGAGATCGCCTATGACAGTGGCAACACCAACTGGCAATTGTCGGCAGACGGAACAACCAGTGTAGTCAACCTGAATGATTTCACAGGGTTTTCTGGGGTCAATGCCCAGACAGGCACCACCTACGAGTTCGTCAGCTCAGACCTGAGTGATCTGGTGACAGCCAGCAACGCTGCTGCCAGCACGTATGATGTCCCTGACAGCTTTGCTGAGGTTGGCGAAACACTCAGCATCCTGAACATCGGTGCCGGAACCGTAACCATCACGGTAGCGGGTTCAGACACTCTGGGATCAACAGACAACGATCTAACAACCGGAAAAGCCGGAACTCTCGTCAAGACAGCCGCTACTACGTGGTGGCTGATAGGGGGCGCATAATGTTTCCGCTTGGAATCCATAACCAAAAATCGACGGTGATATTCGTTAGTCACTCTTTTACGGGTGGCACAACAGTTAATCTAACCGACAGACTTGGTTATCGGTTTGATGTTGGCGGCACAGCCCTTACGTGTAATCAGCTTTCCCTTTATGTCCCATCTGGAACAACCGGAACAACACAAAATTTGCGTGTTCATCGGGTCAGTGATGGGGCTTTAATGGCAGAGGCCAACATTCAGGGTATAACAGACACATGGGTTACGGCAAACGTGCCAGAGTTTGTATTAGCCGCAAGCACGAACTACACCATCTCTCACCGTAATTTTGGCACTGGACGGACTGTACGAAGAAACCCCACAGGCCAAAGTTTTTATAGCGGGATCACTTATAACACAGGCGTTTTTGGAACAACAGATAACCTACCAACCTCTACATCTGCCAATGATTATCTGGAATCAAGGTTTGGGTGGTCTGTACTATCAGGCAGTCCATTTACCAGCCACACTTTCAGTGGGGCAGAAGAGAATTTTGTAAATACCAGATTGGGATATAGATTTACGGTTGGTGGTTCAGCCATCACGCTAAACAGGCTTTATCTTTGGCTTGATCGAGATGACCGAAAAGAACGGGTAATGATACACAGGTGGAGTGATGATGTTGTAGTGGCTGATGCGGATGTTAATTCAATAACTGACACATGGGCTTCAACAGCCATAGAGGAAGTCACGCTGGCAGCAAGCACGGATTACGTTATTTCAACACGCTGGAATACTTCTGTCAGGGGTTGTGTGCGAAACCCCAGCACACTTAACTTCGACCCACAAATTACGTTGGTTGATTATCGGTTCGGTACCAGCGACATCAAACCAACCAACGTAACCGCAAACGCATATGTTCTTACAAGGTTTGGATACGAGTAATGGGAAAACTTAGCAACGTAAGTCAGGCATACATCACGGCAGACGCAGATGCGGTTGCAGCCGATATTGCTTTAGGGAAGATTGCGTACGGGCCAAACGGTAAAGTCACAGGTACAGGCAACGTCTTAGCTGGTGGCAGCATGGTGCTGTATTGGGATTTCATGACTCTCAGTAATGGCGTACTGTCTGGAACTGAAACACCGCAGTATATGGCTGATGGTATCTCCATTGTTGCCTTATCCAATCTGACAAAATCTGCTGACGGAGTATCTGCCAACACCACTTCCAATGGTGAATTACGGTTTTTAGGGTTGCCCACGCAAACAGGTCGTCGTCGATACATTGTTGCTCTGGATCAGGACGAAATCAATGCGCCAGCGAATACTCGTCTGGATGTGCGCTGGAACTACGCGGACAGCATCAATTACTGGCAGTATGAAATCATTGACCAGACGAGCGATTGGGTGGGGCTTTTGTATGAACGCACAGCGAATGTATTGACGGAGAGAGATCGCACCACATGGTCTGCTGCTATTGAGGATTGCACTAACCTTGTGTGTATCGAGGATTATGGTGACGAGGTTCAGATTTCTGAAACGGTAGCCGAGAAAGGAACGGGGAATATTGAGCGTGGCATATTCGCAAACACATGGTATGCCGCAAGCAGACCGAACAAAACAGCTACAGGACTGGAACTCAGGTGGGTAGGTCATGACGCTTCTGACTTGATTCGGGTTCAGTCAATAATGGTGCAGGATTTTTAGACACGTGAAAAGGGACATGTACCCATGAGCAAGCTTTCAGATTATTTTGGACGAGTCACGGCAGATGACTTTTACACCCCAGCAATGATGGAGTGGGACGGTGTGACTGGGACCAGCTGGACCAGCCCGTCCTACAGCTCTATTAGAAATGAGGTAACCGTTGTGTGTCGCTTCAAGATCAGTCCCTTTACTGGCGATACCTTGGAGTACCTGTTTACGGCGCAAAACTCATCAACCTACGATAGAATCACAGCCGCATTTATTTCAAGCAACTACTCAAGCCTTCCTAACAGGCGAGGCTGTCTCCAGTTCTGGGGCAAAAACAGTGCGGGAACACTCATATTCACGCTGCTCTCCAACACGGGTTATGATGACGGCGCTGACCATACCCTGTTCTGCTCGTTCAACTCATCTACCGGAGCGTACACCATCAAGATTGATGGCGTGGACGCAGAGGACACGGGGAACGCTGACAAGATAGCCTTCGGCACTTACACCATGCCCAAAGGGGCTGGGTCATCCTTGCTTATCGGCAATGACCTTAGCGGCGGCAACGTTAAGCAGATCGGCTACTTTGGTATGCGTGACAACTACCAGACCAACTGGTCAGACTTCATGACATCTGACGGACAGCCCAAAGAGCTGGATGAATCCGGCTGGACGGAATGGGGCGCACAGCCGTTGTTCTGGAATGAGCACGGCGAAATGAATAATAATCTCGGTTCGGCTGGCGACATGACAAAGAACGGCACCATCGTTATCGGCAAGGGTGGGAATTAAAAAAGTTCGTATTTGAGTTATCATAGGAGATAGCCAATTATGGCTAATTACATAGGAATTGGGGACATGACAGCAGAAGAATGGAGCAAGCTGAAGGATCAGAAGGTATCCATTGGACTGGTATCTATCGTAGCGGCATTACTTTGGCAGGTCTATGGATGGGCTGACACTACGTTTGTTACCAGATTACAGGCAGACGAAAAAATTACCTCTTTGCAGGCATCAGTAGAACGGACAAACCAGTTGCTGGTGCAGTACATCGGTGACGAGTCGATTCGTGATGCCAAGGAGCGGGTGCGAGAGCTGGAGGTGGAGCTGTATCACTTGGACGTTCATATGGAGGCGCACGGATCGACACCCAAAACAGAGCTGAGACGCACTCAAGTCAACGGTGAGCTTCGCGTGATGAAGGAATACCGGGACTGTCTGTTGCGTAACGGCCCCAACTGCAAGCACTTGGCGAACGGCGGATGAGAAAGAAAAAGTCAGACCTTCAGTGGGAGTTCTTGCAGTGTTTGGCACTGTTGATTGGCTATGCCCGTATGAATGGGTACAAGCTGACGATGGGGCGTGGGTATGCTTCACCTAAAGCAAATGAGGCAGATGGTGGTCACCCGAACTCCACTCACCTGCATAGGTTGGCTATTGACCTCAACCTGTTTGTTGACGTGGATGATGACGGCAAGCCTGACTGGATTGAAGACGATCATCCAGCATGGACTGATCTGGGCGAATACTGGGTATGGTTACACACGGAAGCAAGGTGGGGTGGAAGCTGGGGGGACTTCAATCACTTTTCCTTTGAATGGCAGGGAGTCAAATGAACGACAAAGTTAAGGATCAGGCGGCATTCATTGAAGAGCCGCTGTTCAAAATCGGCAAGAAATCAGAGTTCATCACCGTTGGAAGGCTGGTGTACTTCAGTGAGCTGTACGGGATCGTTACCGTGCCCGATGGCTTTCCCACAGATTTCAGTTCAATACCCCGTGTCTTCCGAGCACTTCACCCGGTCAACGGCAAGCACCGTCTCGCTGCTGTTGTACATGATTATCTGTGTACAGACGACATTACTCCGCGCAAAGTGGCAGACAAAGTGTTCAACGAGGCAATGAAGGTACTCAAGGTAAAGGGCTGGCGCAGGCGTCAGTTCTATATTGCTGTTCGCATTGGGGGGATATTTGGGAGAAAGAAAAAATGAGTGAGCGTTGGTTTAGAAACTTTCTGGCAGTAGTGGTGGCAATGTTGATCTTAATGATCATGGTTTTCTTAGCGGGTTGCGCCACCTACGACATTTCACGTTGCGAGAATGGCACATGCTCGACAGCAAGCATCAGCTCACCACGCAAGTTCAAGACCATCTCGCTGAAATACAACGGAGAGGCAAGGACGTTTGAGCTGGAAGCGGGGGATGTCAGTACGGACAACTCAGCTCTGAACACGCTGGCGGGTGTTATCATGATGCAACAGCAAGCGGCACAGCAGGAGTAATCTATGAGCGGTCTTGTAAAGAAGGTCGGCAAGGTTTTTAAGAAGGTCGGCAAGTTCGTCAAGAAGCGGTGGAAGCTGATTGTCATTGCTGCCGCCATTTATTTCACGGCGGGGGTAGCCCTGTCTTACTTTGGGAGTACCGCTGGCTTTGCCAGCGCTATGCCGGGGTTTGGTGTCGGGGGTGTATTTAGTAAGGCGGCAGTCTATATGGGCTTTCAAGGCTCAGCCACTGTCGCCTCTGGATTGTCTATGACCTCTGGCGCGTTCGCGGCTGGTACGGCAGCAGCAGGTGCGATTGTCCCGGCAGGAACCACCGCTGCTCAGGCAGCAGGTGTTCTTTCCCCGGTTACCCCAACAGCTTCCGCGATTGTCCCCGGTGTCACCAAAGCAACCACCGTGGCTCAGGCTATGGGTGGTGGCGCAGGTGCAGCGAATGCAGCAACCCAGACCATAACCCCGCTGGTTACCGGGGGGGGAGCAGCCGCGACCAAGGGCGCAGTAGACGTGATGGCTGGAGCATACAAGATGCAGGCCGCAAGCATGCTGCTGAAGACCGCTGCTGGTTTCTTCGAACCCTCCGAAGAGGAATTGCTTGAGAAGAAACACGAGCTTGAGTGGGGTAATGCGTTCGGTGTTGGCAGGGACGGCAGCAGGGCGCACGGCTGGGCATCGTCTGGCGGGTCTGATGCGTTCGCTAATGCAGGCATGCCGAAGTCCGCACAATATGGTGCGGAGGACAACACCGGAGGCACCACCAAGAGTAGCTTTGCACGTGACTTCTTGGACTCTCCGTACTCATCCTCCAGCAACTCAAACCCCTACACGATGAATCAGCAACCTGACTTCATTCAACCACCGGGAGGCACCAATGGCTGAGTTCATTAATCCACCACAGGGACAGGGACAGGGACAGCAACCTCCGGCAGCGCCGGGGTCGGCATCAGACTTCCTGAACCCGATGCAAAAGGCGGAGGCGGCAAATGCCGCAGTGCCAGCAGCGCCTATGCCGCAGGCACCACCGCAAGAGCCACAGGGTGCTGGAATGGGTGCAACCCAGCCAAACCCAGTGAACGCCCCGGATGAAGAGGCCAGCCCGGAAGAGCAGAAACAATACGAAGATTTGTTCGTGCGTGTGATGGGGGCCATTAACGACAACCGGACAGGAAATGGTGCTGAAGCATCCCCCGCTGATGCGGTGGTTAAGCTGTTGTCTGTAAAAGGAAAGGCAGCTCATGAGTCTATTGGCGCGGCTGCGGCGCTGACCATGATTCAGGTGCTGGACATTGCCAAGCGCAACGGGGTCGAATATGACCCACGCATCGTGCAGGAAGTGGGTATGGATGCGGTGGTTGAGTTGACCGAGATCGCAGACATGTCAGGGGCAATCAAGGGCATTCCTGAAGACGAGTCTGAAGAGTACAACAAGCTGATTGAGCTGGCTGTACTGGAGGCCGCAAAGGTTTTCGGAGAGCAGCAATTGCGTACCGGACAAGCGCCCCGGCAACAGGCCATGGCCGAGATCGACGAGCAGATGCAGCGCGAGGCTGACTCTGGTGAGCTGGATGACTGGCAGATGGAAGAGCTGGACCCGGAGATGAGGTCTCAGGTGATGCAGAGCGTACAGGCCAAAACAAAAGGACAAGGAGCACCAAATGGCTAACTGGTCAAAAGCATTCGCGGGGGCCGCGTCCGGTCTGGACTCCATGGTGGACACCAAGAAGCAGGAAGCAGATTACCTGTACAAGGAGATATCAGAGCAGAATCGACAGCGATGGCGAAGCGACCTGCAAAAAGACCAGCAAGATTTCCTGTCAGCGGAAAAAGATGAGGATCGGGCATGGAAGCTGAAAAACGAAATCCCGCTCAAGGAGAAAGAGATTGAGCAGCGCGGTGAGCTTGCCATTCTTCAACAAGAGTCTTTGGACACGCAGCGTTCCATTGAAAACCAGCTCAGAGAACAATCCAACATGATCCAGCAGCAGCGTGCTGATACAGGAGAGCAGCGTGCTGTAGCAGAAAACCTTGAGGGTCAAGCGCAGCTGGACGATAAATACTTAGAGCGTATGCGCCAAGGCATTGATGATTTGAAATGGAATGCGCCAAATACAGAGCGTATTAAAGCCAATGAAAAATACAGAGCCGCTGAAGCTGAAGTAAATATTACTGGCGATTCGCTTGATGAAATTAAGAGAAAGCGAAAGGCTTTTAACCAAGCTTACAGCATGATTGGTGATGCTATTACGCTCCCTGATATTCTGAACGTTCCAAAAACTGCATCTGATGCAGAAAAAGCGCAAGCAGCTGCGTTGAACCAAAAGATCACAGCGGCTTATGAAGACGCTCGTAAGAAAGCAGCTGCATTTGCTGAGCTTCCAGAAGCCCAACAGGAAGAAATCAAGCGCAAAATTTACGCGTCAGATAATAAGATCGGCACGTTTATGGAAGAGATGAACGGGCGCAGTCAAAATCCGCTTGGCGCTTTAGAGCAACCCGCACCAGAAGCGGACAAAGCAAATGCTACTGCCGCAGAACAAAATAAAAATGACATGATGGAGCCTGTTACTGAAGAGGAACGTAAGGCGGCAATGTTTGGTGGCGATAGAAAGTCGCGTCAAGCAGCGCAAGCGGACATCATGAAGCGTCAGGGTGAATGGGAAAAGAAAGTTGAAGAGCGTGCCAAGGAAATCGCAAGGCGCTCTGGCATTGACCTGAACTCAATTTCGCAAAAAGACGAAATCTATAGCAAGAACGAAACTGACAGTAGAACCTACAATCAGTTGATGGCGCAAGCTGAAGCAGAGTTAAAGCGTGAGAACCAAGACTTCATACAAAGTCCGCAGTTAGCACAAAAGTAACATAAACCTAATGAAGCCCATGATGGGCTGGGAAAGGTAATGGCAGACGAATATAAGTGGTGGGAAGACCCCGACCTTGTTGGCTCTACAGCATCAACTGAAGCGCCAGAGATTCCTGAATCAAGTCTTTCATCGACTGACTCTTTCTCATCAGCTGACTCCAATGATTGGTGGACTGACCCCGATATTGTTGGTGGTGGCGATGACGGCGAAATGCCGGAGCCAGAAGATAACACTGGCGCATCTATTCTTGACAGCACCATTGCCCAGTGGGGCCATGCCTCAGGTACGCTGGCGAAGCACATGGGTGAGGGTTTGCGTGAGTGGCTGGGCGCGGACAGTGCAGCCCGGTTCTTTGAGGATATTGGTGAGTCTGCTGAGCGCTATTGGTCCGGTAGCCTTGAGCCGGGTGAGTGGGAAGCCCTGCAAAAGAAAGCCAGCAAGGAGTTCCTGAAGCTCAGCGACGAGAACAAAAGCGCATTCAACCCCACCAACTGGGAGCTGGGGGACGCGAACCTAGAGAGCTTGTGGTACAAGCTGGTGGGTTCTGGTCCCGCCATGACTGCTGGTATGGCTGGCGGTATGGGTGTGGCAGGCGCGACCCTGAAAGGGCTTGATAAGCTGAACAAGTTTCAGAAGCTCAAGAACACGATCAAGGTAGGCAGGGCAGCAGAAATATCAGGTGGATCAGCCCAAGCAATCAAGGCAGGCAAGTCTGCTGAGCGGATGATGAAGTTCATCCAAGGCGGGTCGGCTGCGGTGGGTTACGGTGCCACTGAGGGTGGTATATCAGCACTGGCGTCAGGCAGCGAGGCCAAGGCCCGCGTCATGGAGATGCCGTTTGAGAAGCTGCTGACCGACAACGAGTATGCGACTAACGTCTATGAAGCAGCTATTGAAGAAGGCATGCAGCCCGAAGAGGCAGCTGATCACACCCGCGACTACATCTCTGATCTGGTTTACAAGGAGACCTCAGCACGAACCTTCCTGACCACGGGTGCCGCAGGTGCTGTTGCAGGCTGGGCGCTGGGTCCAATCATTGCCCGCACACCGTTCGGCCCGGAGTTTGCCAAAGGTTTCCTCAGGGGTGGTGTCAAGGGCGCTACCGCGGAAGCCAGCCAAGAGGCGGTGCAGTCTGGTTATGAGCAGTATTGGCAGAACGTAGCACTCAAGAAGTACGCTGACAGCAGCATTCAGGAAGCTGATGGTGTGTTCAGTGCTGTCGTTGATGGCGTAGTCACGGGCGCAGCCTTTGGTGGCCCCATTGGTGCCGTGGAAGGTATGTCCAATCGTCGCCAATCTATGGTGGATGATCAGGAGCGCAACCAAGAAAACACCGCGCTGTTTGAAATGCACCTGAAGATGGCTGACTCTGCTCTGGGTGAGCGGGGTTGGGCTGAGCAGGATCGCATTGGCGTGTTCGAACCCATCGCTCAGGAGTTGGCCGACACAGGCAACATCGTCAAGGCCATCTCTAGTCTGCGGAGTCTGGAGAAGACTGGTGAGCTGAGGCAGCTGGGTGCGCCGCAGCCTGAAGGTATGGACGTTCCTATGGCTCCACAGTACCGGGCCGGAGAAGAGCGCAACGGGATTGTCCTGACCGCGGACTACGGAGAGTTCCCCGGCACAGTGGGCGCGGATGGTGACCCGATAGATTTCTACCACGGCAAGACCGGGGAGAATAACTACGTCATCGAGAAGCGGAACGAGGACGGCACGTTCCAGCAACACAAAGTGATGGTTGGGTACGAGACCGAGGACGAGGCGATTGCCGCCTTCTACGAAAACTCTGACCCCGCGCATGACTCGTTCATGAGCGCCACCGAGATGGATCAGGCGGGACTGAGGGACTTCCTTGAGCTGACCACAGCCCGGTATCAGGAGCTGAAGCAAGAGGCACCTGACCTGACAGGGGTGCCTGATGAGTTCCTTGAGGCTGCAATGGAGAGCGGTGAAGACATCCCGTTCGAAAGCTTGTCGGCAGAACAAAAGGCAGTATTCAATAAAGCGGGCGTGGTGGAGTCCGTTACCGTCGAGGAAGAGGGCGCTATCCCTTATGACGTGATCCCATCTCGCACGCTGGCCACGGAGTTTGAGCGCCGCAAAGCCATCAAGGGTCCGTCCGAGGGTGAGAAAGCCGTACAGAAAGCTGTGTCTGAAGCCATCACTCAGGATGACGATGAAGACGGCAAGCCGCCGCCAGCCGCAGCGGGTGTCTTGGTGGAGAAGGAGGCCGACGAAGAGCCGCCGCTATCACTTGTTTCACGTGAAACACCCCTGAGGAACCCGAAAAATATCCGCTCACTGATGGCGCACGTGACGCCGAAGGCCGCGGACTTTGAATCCAAGCTCACAGAAGAGCAACAAGATCAGGCGCTGAAGGCTGTTGGCCTGAAGCCCGAAGAGTTTACTCGCGCCTCACAAAAGCACCACGCCCTGCGCCTGTGGGCACAGGCAGACCGCATCCACGCGAAGGCAACAAAGAAAGAGGTAACGAAGACAAAGGTAGGCGACAACCCCGCTGTCACTGCCAGATACGTACATCAGTCCATCAAGCCAGACCTGAGCCGCCTGAAGAAAGCCATGTACCGCACGGGTGCCTCTCAAAGCCCGCAATCGGGTGAGCGCAAATGGGTGGATAATCTGCCAGAGGACCAGCAAAACCGGGTGTTCTTTAATGTGGTGAGGGACCAAGACCCCAAGTCAGGTGAGCAACTGGCCAAGGCCAAGCACCTATACACCGGAAAGGCGGACAAACTGTACGACATGCACGCCGACCCATTGCGGTTGAGCGCCATGACCATGCCGGAGATTGAAGCCAAGCTCCGCGACATGGGTTACAACGGCATCATGCAGACCGACAGCAGGGGTATGTTCGGCTGGACGTGGGTTGATCTGGCAACCGCATACCAAGGCACATCACGCGGGCTTCAGGGCAAGAAGCTGCTGCAAGAGCCATCCATGCAGCGCAATCTGGTGGCGTTCGAAACCATTCATGGTCGTGTATCGCCCATTTACAAGGCGATGCAAAAGCTTGCGCCGGATGAGCGTGCTGCGTATCACACCAGTGTGCTGGGTGCGCTGTTCGATTCAGACTTCCGTGAAGACAAGCTGGCCAAGGTGCTGGGTGCCGCTGGAAGGTTGCTGCAAACAGGACAGGGCGCGTGGGAGGGTGGCCTGTCACCGAACGCCGCAGTGGAGCTGAATAGTGACGCAGAAGCTGACTTTTATGCGAACGCTGTACGTTTCATCTTCCAACAGGATTCCGCTGGCTGGATGGCGCTGGATGACAACGGGCAAGACGATGCGGTAGCCATCGAAAAGCCAGAGGGGTGGAGCGAATCTGACTTACAGGCGTTCGCTGAAGCGCTGCCGGAAGAGATTAAAGGGTTCACGCAAGTTGGCGACACCGTGTTCATTTCAAACTACACGGAGATGGATACTGACGGGTTTGTAGATGCCGTTCAGGGTGCACTTGGTGCCGTCGAAAATGCTACAATATACCGTCAGCAACTCAGGAGTAATTGGTATGACGAAAGCAAAGGGAAGCCGGAAGAATTACTTGAATCTTCCGCCATTGCCCAAGGATCACCACGCAAGATTCAGTGGGTACATGATGCAGCGCGAACTGCCCAGAGGCTCACGCGCAAATACTTCGAAGGACTCCCAAAAGACCACCAAGCCCGAAAGGAGTACGAAAAGCTAAAGGGCAACTGGCCTGACATCAGTAGGCTAGACCTTAGGCGCAGGGAAAACTGGTCAGAGAGCCGCTTAGAGCAGGCTCGACAGAAGATGAAGGAGCAGAACCTTCGCGCTGCCTACGAAAAAGATTACCTGCAAGCCCTTGTTGACCGCGTAGACTGGAGCACCCTGAACGAAAAGGTGGACGCAGCTGCGGCTGGTGCCTACACCAGAGAAGAGGTGCAGGAGGCTATCACCGAGTGGACCCTGAAAGGGGTGGCCAGCAAATACTTCAAGCGCTGGTTCGGTAAATCCAAGATTGTGGACGCTGATGGGGTGCCAATCCCCATGTTCCATAGCACCACGGCAGAGATGATCAAGGAATTTCAGTCTGGTCGCCGCGGGTTCATGTCCTTTTCTGAAGACCCGGAGTTCGCCAACTGGCATCAGCTGCGGAGGATGGGCAACAAGCCCAAGCCATTTAACATTGTCCCGGCCTTCATCAAGGCTGAGAAGGTATTCGATTACCGCAACCGCGCTATGCGGCGCTCACTGGTTCGCTTCCTGAAGAAGGAGGGGACAGAGCAAGAGGTGGTCAACCTGATTCGTGAGCAGATGATGGGCGCGGAGATGGTCACCGAGGGCACCCGCAAGGCCGCACGGAAAGACTTGGCCAGCACTCTGGGTCTGTCAGGGATGATCGCATCCGGCAGCTGGGCGGTATATGAATCGCCTGTTGTGATGAAGGTTTTACGTGAGCGTGGGTATGACGCGTTCTGGATGACCTCATTGGACGGCAAGGTCACCAATCTTGGTGTGTTCGATACCGCCAACATCAAGTCAGCAGTAGGCAACCTTGGCACCTTCGACCAGTCAATCCAAGACACGGTTTATTCCCTGCGTGCGCCCAACACACAAGAGGTGTTTCAGAGCGCCATCGCTCAGTGGGTAGATACCAAGATGGGTAAGCGCATGCCCGTCGAGCAGGCCATCAAAGCGTTCACCAACCTGAGCGGGAAAGACATTAAGAAGGATGAGGTGGACGACATTGGTCTGGTCCCCTACCTGATGGAGCTGGGCAAGGGCCAGAAGATGGTCACTCGCAACGAGCTGTTGCAGTTCGTACGTGATAAACAGATTCAGTTCCGCGAAATAGAAGTCCGCCCCACCAGCATGGGTATAGGTATACCCTTGCCCAACGAGTCGCAACGAACCCATTTGACGCCTGATGCAGCCGAGGCCAACATCGGGCGGATCAAGGACGAGCTGTCCGAAGAGCTGGCTGACCTGAATTACTCACCTACGGAGATCGAGAGCATACTGGCAGAGTATGAGCGTAATGGCACCTCTGCACTGGACGATTACCTTGGTGCGCTTTCGGTCAACCATTTTCACCGCTCGATGAACGATGCCAAGCTGGACTTGTGGCAGGCACGGTTAAAGGAAAGCCAAAGAAACCGTATGGTGGCTGAGCCTTCTGATGATCAAATTCGAACGGGCGGCTTGAAGTATAGCGAGTACACCAGCTTTTACGAAGCGGGTTACCAGATGTACGACAACCCCACATACCGTGAGTTTGTGATCACCATCCCCATGCAGGATGGTCAGACTGATCCATTCAAAACACACCACTGGGAAGACGATAACGTGATCGTGCACATGCGGGCATGGACTCACGTTGATTCAAGCACCGGGGAGTCCAGTCTGTTCGTGGAGGAGGTTCAGTCAGACTGGCACCAACAGGGCAGCAGATACGGCTACAACACAGGACTTGATGGGTCGCCACCCAACGGTCCATTGCAGCATACGTGGGCCAATCTGGGGATGCGGAGACTGATTCGCTACGCCGCAGAGAACGGGCACCACCGCGTGATGTGGGCCTCCGGCGACATGCAGCGCAAGCGCTATGACCTGATGGGGATGGGCGTCTCTCATATAGCCGTTACCAAAGAGGCTAATGACACCTTCCAAGTCGAGTTTAAAATCCATGGTGAAAGACACTCTTCCTCTGGCCTAAGCCAACGTGATCTGGATAAGGCGATAGGTGCGGAGATTGCTGACAGAATCACCAAAAAAATGGATCAGCAAGGCAGTGATCGAGCTGAACTCAGTGGTGAGGAGGTGCGTTGGACCGGGGCAGCAGTTAAGAAATTCTATGACTCCAATTCAAAGACGGGCCTGCGTTACCTGACGGACAAATACATCAAGCGTTACGGCTCAAAGGTTCAGGTATATGAGAACGTCAAGGTTTTAGGAAACTACGTAGATGTGTGGGGCTTTGAGGTTACTGACAAGCTGAGAGAAAAGGCCATGGCTGGCCAGTCTCCATACAGCCTGACAGACAACGTGGCCAGCGAGATGATGCGCCGACTGGAGTTGTATCAGCTGCGGGCCTATTTGGAGAAGAGCACCAAGTCAAGCAGCACCAACCGCGCCATCCGCGCACGGCTGATGGATGGCGCAGAGCGTGGCTTTTACAGCAAGTGGATTGTGCACCACTCAGGGGTCATGATCGGCAAGTTGGATCGCAGCGCCATGATCCGGCGAATAGCGGAGCGGATTGCCTCAGGTGATATGGTCACACAGCGCAACGCTATTGCCCCCAACATCATCGAAAACGAGTTGCGGCACATCGTATCCACGTGGGAGAACCCACCACAGTTTGAGGTTCATCGGGACTACACCACCCTGCCACCCAGACTGCGGAACAAGGTGATCACGCACGGCTATCAGTGGCGCATCGAGGGAACCATTGACCCACTGGCGGGCGGCAAGGTTCATATTGTTGCGTCAAATATTGGCAGTATCGAGAGGCTCCACCGGGTGTTTACCGAAGAGGCTCTGGGTCACTTCGGTTTGCGGAAGGTCTTTGGTGAAGAGTTCCGGCCATTTCTGAAGGGCGTGCTGCCATCAGTCGAGGGCAGCAAGGCATGGAACAACCTGCTGGAAGAGTACCCTCACCTGAAACGCACAATAGAAAGTGGCACCCAGAAGAACGCTATGCGTGCCAAGCTGTTGGCTACAGAGGAGTTGATAGCCAAGCAGGAGGTTGACCAGACCGTCTGGCAGAAGTTTGTGGCGTGGTTCAGGGAGTGGTTGCGTAAGCACAACCTGATCACCACCTACACCGAGAACGACATCAAGCACGTGATGGCCAAGGTCCACGCGCATGTTATGAACGGCGACACGCCGCACGCATGGGGTGAGCGTAACTTCAATGGCGCAGTCTATCGTGACCACGGCATGGTCTATTCGCTGTATGGGGATATCCTCAAGTCAAGACTGGAAAACCGCTTGACGGACGCCAAGTTCCAAAAGAAGGCACCCCCGGCACAGTACCTTCAGATGCTGAAAAACCCGCAGAAGTTTCCACAACAGGAGCTGGCGTACAGTGGCATCATTCCGTGGTTAGAAAGCCAACAGATTAACGACCCCAAGACAGCAGTCACATCACAGCAGCTGTTGGATGTATTTCACAAAAACAAACCAAGATATCAAGTCATATCTCGCTCAGGTAAGTACCTGTTCCCATCCTTGCCGCTGAGCCAGCTGGTACGGGTTGGCGCATCTGACGTGCGTAATGATGTTGACATGGCAAAGGTCGATTCGGATGCAAACATGTTCGGTGACTTGCTGCGTGAGTACATGGACAAGGCGGACGCAGACCCCAGATCGGAAGAGTGGCAGGTGCTAACCGACAGGCTGCGGCGCAACCTTACTGATAGTTTTATGGAAGGCTTTAATGCCGGAACCCTTACGCCGCGCCTTTTATATCAGCATGAGTTTTTAAGTAGCCCTCTGGGTGACTGGGTTGATGACAACAACATTCCAGATTATAGAGCTTTGGCTGATGATCCAGAGCGGCTGTCTGTGGTGCTTGGTGTTAACGATGCTGACGCCCCCATCACCTATGAAAATTCAAACGCACACATCAAGGCGTTTATGTCCGGTGTGCTAAAGCAGGCGCTGCAAAACAACGACATGGCATACAGGCGCAAGCAGGTATTCATGCACATAGAGCTGGAGCGCTATGGCCCACTGGGTAATGTTGGGGTGCAGTACACAACCAACCGTGATGGTGAGATCGACGCGATTGTTGGGCTTGAGGGGAACCGCAGGTTCAAAACGCTTGATGCTCCAGATTTAGTCGATGGCATGAACCAGCTGGTTGATGAGTATCATAAAGACCTCAAGGAGTGGGCGGCTTTTGATATGCCCGCTGGCTTTGTCAAACCCAAACAGCCCGATCTGTCTGATCGCCTGATAGAGCGGGTGCAGGCATATATCGAGACCAAGATAGAGGAAGTCACTGATCGACGTGATTTCATGGACATGCCATCAGAGGAAATCATTCCGGCAATTCCAGAGGCTGGTGAAACAATCAAAGAGCTGATGAGTTCTGGCAACTCCGGCTCTGGCATCATGGAGTACCACAACCCAGACGCGGAACTGAGCAGGTCCGTATATGACTCAACCCAGTACGACGAGTACACGTTTGAGGGTGCGGTGGAGAGTTCTTATGGTGTTATAACTATTGAAATGCTTGATCCACCGCTTGGGGCAACGGATATTCCTAGTTCAAGCGCGCATTTTTCCAGAGGAGTTTACAACATCCTGCATGCGCGGATGCAGACCCGGATGGTGGATGGCCTTAAGGTGTTGTCACTTGAAGAGGTGCAATCAGACTGGGCGTCTGCGTACAACGCGTCTGAGCCGCTTCAGAAAGAACAGACGGAGTGGGAAAACAAGAATTGGCGTCTGATAGGAAAGGTTGCCAAGGTTGCCAATGAGCAGCTTGACTACGCGACCTATAGGAGTGGTAACAGAAACATTTTTGAGATGCTGACGTTGTTCGAAGAGAACACCGCATTGCTTGAAGATCAACCGCTCGACTTCCAGTCAGGAATCCGATCTTCCTATGATAGCATTGCGAAGAGCGCCATGACTTCTAACACGTTCATTTCTTTGCTGAGCAAGGTTGATTCTCAGCTGGCAAATGAGTGGAAGAAAGCCGTTAAGACTGAAGCGCGGGACATGCAAAAAACAAAAACCGAGATGCCTTGGGTGCGCTCATACCCAGAGCTGGCGCTGCGTGCAGTAACCAAGTGGGCCATTGCCAACGGTTATGATGCGGTGGCGTGGCCTGAGGGTGGTGAGGTGGCCCAGCTTTACAGTGGGTGGGAGCAAATAGCTGGTAAGCACAATGGCTTGGTTATTGACCTGAAGACGCAGAATGTCAAAGGTGTGAAGATAGCAGAACAGGATCAGAACGACTTCACTGAGGTGTCGCAGTCAGCTGACTTGGACACCTTCATCAACAACAGCTTTGATAATGACGCCGCGATGCGGGACAGTGGCGTGCCCTACGATTTAGATTACCTGACCGAAATCATTGAGGAGGGTGGCGCTAACGCAGAGCTGGCTAAAGGGTTGGCAGGTTATGTTAAGGCGTACCTGAGCCGTGACAGGGAGGGTGACTGGGAAAACGCGCTGGAGAGTAACATCTACCATGCAGAGGGTGACAGAATTTTCGTTCGCCTGCCAGAGGAGCGGCTGTACAACGCACGCCTGCACAAGCTTCTCTATAACAGACTGCTGGTGAATGCCGCCAGAGATATTGCAGGGTACAACAAGAAGGGTAAGTGGACCCGTGACGGCAAAGAGCCAGTTGGCCGGATGTTTATCGAAGAAGCGTACAGCTATAAAAAGTGGGGGAGTAGACGCAAGAGATCAGACGATGTGCGAAGAGGTCAGTGGCTAGAGGGTGACTACTGGGACGGGAGCATCTTTAGACTGCTGTCTGAAGAAATGAGGGATAAGGTGTCAGATGACCCGGAAGGAGCTGACTTTAGAGAGATCGGGATTGCGCGACAACAGCAGCTCCATGGCCGGGACGGAGGCCAGCTTCGCGGCAAACTGGCGTATCACTTGAGTGGTTACGAAGGTGAGCTTGGTCCCCGATACCAAAACGACCCACGAGCTATTCGCACAGAATACAACCTAACACAGGATGGTGAGGTTTTCGAAAACGTCTCAATTCTTAAGCTGTGGGGGTGGGATCGCGCCCGATCAGAATCGAGTATTAAGGTGCGCCCGGTTAGAGCTGCTGAAGTGATGCACGCCAACAAGTACCAAACCGGAGTATTCTCAAACTCCAACTACATGATCATGCAAGTAGAGACCGAGAATGGTCACGTGATTGATATCCCCATCAAACACATAAACACTTCGGGTAACTTTGGCACAGAAGCCGGGTATGACTTCAGTGATGTAAGCTTGGACCCAACGGCTTCATCCCTGTACTACCGAATGGTGTACCAACTGATGCAGTCATGGGGTATTGCAAATCCTGCGCCAACCAGAGTTCCGTCCACGCTCTTGAAAGACCTCTATATGGATGTGTACAGCAACCTCGATGCGATGTCGTCAGGTGATGCGGATGTCAGTAGCAGGACGCGTGATGCTTATTCCGAGATGCTGGATGGCGCATGGAAGAAAAGTCACTCATCGACGTGGGACAACTCAGAACCCAGTGATCATGAGTTGTCGTGGGCTGATTTCAAGATCAATAACCGCACTGGCGAGCCTGTAGCTGACGAAGACGCTCTTTCTGGGGCGGACTGGATGACGGTGCGGCAGTTCGGCAGACCATCACCCAAGCTGCTGGAGTGGTTGCGTGCCAACGCTTCCATGGAAGAGAAGACCGATGGTGCTCACGCGCTTGCGTTCTTGTTGGAAAATCAGGACTCCAGTGAGCGGGACAGGATCATGGCGATGATGTCGCCTGATATGTTAGGTGATTCGTTGAAGCCACCCACTCACATAGAGTCGGCTTCAATGATCCCGGTGCGGTATTACGCCAAGAACCCCAGAGAGACCCCCACTCTTGTCCCCATTGAGCGTGCAGAAAAAGCTCTCGCGGATGATCGTGCTGGGAATGTTGAGCAGAAAAAATACGGGCTTGATAATCCAGAGTTTCCAGAACAGGTGTGGCACGCTCTTACGCTCACCCCGGAGGTGGTAGAGAGCGCCGAAGACCTAGAGTTCCCCCTGTCCTTGAGGCGTCAGCGTGGGCACGACAGGCAATACAGCATCATCAACAACAAGATCGCCAAGGCACATTCTGATATGACGGTGCTGGACCGGGTGACTGTGTGGACCAACACCCTCAAGGAAGCCATTATTTCCGGTGACATGTTGTGGGGTATTAAGCAGGGTCTGCTGGACGATGCCGCCAGTGTTGAGCGGTGGGAGCGTGAAATCTTTGGTGATGTGCAGGACGCATCCATCTCGCCCTACAAGTCGATGCACATGACGAAGAACTTGCCTTCTGTGATGGCGGCAATTGCTAAGGCTGGTATCCCGGTCATGAGAGACGGCGCATTCCAGCCTGCCGGGAATCGTAAGGGCTTTATTGACATCTTCAGGCCACTGTATGAAAACCCGGACGGCGATTTGCTGCGGTTGTGGGAAGGTTATGCGGCGGCACGCCGATCCAGTCAGTTGATTGAACAGCAGAACAAGGACGGCACGCTGCGTGAAAAGCTGTTCTCGCCAGAAGAGATAGCTGACTTGCTTGCTCTGGGTGAACAATACCCTGTGTTCAAGGACGTATTTGACGACTGGACCAAGTTCAACGACGATCTGTTAGCTCTTGCTGTAGAGCAGGGTGTGCTCAGTCAGGCCGAGGTGGACGCGTGGTCTACGTATGATTACGTACCCTTCTTCCGCGCCATGGAAGAGATCGAGGGGGTGGATCAGCGCACTGGTTGGGGTAAGGTGAAGGCCGGGGTTGCTGGTCAGCAGTCGGGCATCAAACGACTGCACGGCTCCGAGAAGATGTTGGGCAACGTGATAGAGAACATGTGGTTCAATACGGCCAGCCTGATAGACAAAGTGTACAAGAATCACGCGATGAGCCGAGTGGTGGATATGCTGGAAGGCATCGCCATGACAGAGGAAGAGATGCCATGGGAGGCTGTCCGCACCACCAATGCTCAGCTGGCTGCGGCGCTGTCACGCGCTGGTTTGCTGAGCAAGGACGCCGACACCGCGCTGAAACAGGTCAAGGGTATGACCTCAGAGCAACGGCGGCAGTGGAACGTAATCTTCCGCAGGGTCAAGCCCACTGGACCCAATATCGTTTCGGTCATGCGTGATGGCAAGCTCCGCTACTACCAAGTTCAGGACGAGAACCTGTTACGCACCCTGAACGGGATGGGTGCTGAAGCGATGGGCGGCATCATGAAGGCCATGGGGCTGTCCAAATCTCTGCTCACCCGAATGATCACCATTGATCCCGCTTTCATGCTGGCCAACTGGATGCGCGATACGCTGTCAGCATGGGTAACCTCAGACGCCAACTTCGTCCCTGTCATGGATTCAATCGCCTCTATGGGTGATGTCTGGAAAGAGGACGGCACCTTCATAAAGATGATGATGTCAGGTGCTGGCGGTGGCGGGTTCTATGACCTGACTGGAGGCAACGTCAGTAAGGTTATTGAAGAACAGTTTGGTGGCATGGGTGGCTGGATACCCAGAGCATGGCGTGGCTACATGAAGTTAGGCGCAATGTCAGAGAACTCCAACCGTCTGGCGATTGCCAACCGCATCGAGCAGAAAGGTGGCACCGCTTCAGAAGCGATGTATCAAGCGCAAGACATTATGAACTTCACTATGTCCGGTGACTGGTCTGCGGTCAGGTTCCTGATCCGCACCGTCCCGTTCCTGAATGCCAGAATGCAGGGGCTATATAGGCTGTACCGCGGCGGCAGAGATCACCCCCTTGGTTTCACAATCAAGGGCGTGGCTCTGATGGCCGCATCAATGGCGCTGCTGGCACGTAACTGGGACGATGAAGATTACGACAGGCTAGAGGGCTGGCAGAAGGACATGAACTGGAACTTCTTTGTGGATGGTGTGCAGTATGCCATTCCTAAGCCGTTCGAAGTGGGGTTGCTGTTCGGCACGGTGCCGGAGCGGATGATGCGCTACCTGCTGGGCAAGGACGACCTGTACGAGCTGAAGGAGGCCGGGAAGCGTGCGGTGGGTGAGACCCTTTCATTCAACCCAATCCCGCAGCTGTTCAAGCCGATGTATGAGCTGGGTGCCAACGTGAACCTCTTCACAGGAAACCAGATTGAAAGCATTGGCCTGAGAGGAATGGAGCCACCCTTCCGATACTCACCATGGACTTCGCCGCTGGCTATCCGTGCTGGCAACGTGATGCCGGAGTGGATGGGTATCGCCCGCAGCCCGGTCAGGATTGAGCATGCTATTCGTGCTTATACGGGAACGGTTGGTATGTACACCCTGAACTCCGTGGACTGGATCGTCAGGCAGTTCGATGAGAATCTGCCAGAGCGACCCGCCCGGAAGTGGTATGAGGCTCCCGTGCTGTCCCGTGTGATCAAGGGTGAGTCGGCAACTAGCCGTTACAACCGTTACGCAGATCGCATGTATCGCCTGATCGACAAGGCCAACGAAGCGCAGGGTTCCTATAATTCCCTGTTGCGGCAGGGTCTGATGGAGGATGCAGAGAAGTTCGCGGACAAGCGGGCCAACCTGATCAACCCGTACTACAAGAAGGACAGCAAGAGCCTGTTCGGTGGCTATAAGTCTGACACCAGTAAAATAGATCAGACCCCACGCAGGGCAATACTGGATGTGCAGAAGAGGTTGCGTGAAGTCTCAAAGACCCAGCGTGAGATTATGATGCACCCGAACATGCCTCCAGACGAAAAGCGCTCCATGCTGGATCAGTCCAACATAGAGCGCCATGAGATACTTGCTGAAGCCAAGTGGCTTATTGATGAGTTAGAGGGCGGTAACTGACTCCACGTCATCCTGCTTCGCCCAACCGGGGCGAGAAATCGGGACAACGCGGTTGGTGTAGCCCTCCCACTCATCATTGATCATACAGAAGTTGATGGCTGACAGGCCGGAGGTGTAGCTGTCCTCACCTGCCTGCACGTCCTCTTCGTCCAGCTCGTAGAACGCCATCAGCCGGGGGTCCGCTTCCGTGACGGTGCGCCCGTCCGGTTTCTCCATGACCCCGAAGATGAAGCGCCTGACTGGTTTGCCGCAGTAACGGATGCCGTCAGAATAAAAAGCCTGCTGTATATGATAGCCAAAATTGGCAATGGCCCGTGAAAACCCCTTGGGGCTGGCGTCCTGTGCGGTTTTCAAATCAACCACGGTTCCAGACTTCTCATCGTACCAATCAGGGCGGCACTTACACAGCAGGCCCGTTACGGGGTCACGCCAGACAAATGACAGCTGGCTTTCACCAGACTTCATGATGTCTTTCATGACCGGGTTGGTGGTGATGGCAGCGGTGGTGGCCAGAGCTTCCTGATACTGGGCAAACGACACCACGGTGCGCTTGTCCTTCATCAGCTTGGCCCACGTTTCCTTGCCTTCCTTGGTGCGCCTGTTCAAGTCCTTGGGAGCTACGATGAACTGCTTGTCCCATAATTCTGGTTCAAAGGTCAAGCAGTCCACCGCAGACCCCATAGTCAGAGCCGGAGTAGGCTCAGCAGGCGGCGAATCCAGCATCGCCCTCAAGTGAAAGGGCGATTTGTTAATCGTTTTCAGCCATGTAGAACTCACGGCTGTGCGGTCTGCATGGTACTCTTCGTTGGGAATACCTTTGTGAATACCTACTTTCATTTTTCCTTACCTCTGTGTTGATAGTGTTCTCGGAACTGTCGTTCCAGCCCGTGTCGGTGCCGTCGATGTTCCATGTGTTAGTGGTTTTCCCGTGCACAAAGACGCCGTGCGCGAGGTAATTGTCAACGCGCAAGATGAAAACTAAGTCGCCACCTCTTGTGGAGTAGTAGCGTCCTGCTCTGAGTCGGATGGTTCCGATGTCGATAACATTTTCCATCGCTCCAGTCCTTCCTTCATCAACGATGCTGCCGCATCAAACTCTTCTGCACTGACGTGGCGGATTCCTTTGAAACCCATCTTGCTTGCCAAGCCAGACAACCATGCGTCATGTGCGCTGCCCTGAACACCAGCCCCAGTCATCATGTTGATCAGTTCACTGATCTGATCTGAGGTCAGCGTATCTGACTCGTGGATTACTTTCGTTTCCGAAAAGTCCATCGGGTCAGTGCGCTCTACTGCGTCCATCATGGCTACTGCCCGGTGGTCACGCAGTTTCGGCAGCAGGTTCCACCCGCGCCGAACGACACACTTCTTGTACATCTGTTCCTTAAACGGGCCGCGCCACACGAAGGGCACTTCACCGTTGTTCTTTTTAGCGGCTGCATCGCGGCAACCGCGCAGCGTGGCCCGATCCATGACTTCGATCTTCACATCGCCATTGGTCAGGTGAAACGCAACCCACGCATGAGTGACTTCACCACGGTCCTTGCCAATGATGTGCTTGAACCGCTTCTCGCCACTCTCGGACCACTGCTCCCACGTATCGCCTTCACGAACCACGTCCGTTTCGACCTTGGTGACCACACCAGTCCTCAACACGATCTGTACCAGCCCCATATAGGACGGGCTTGCCGTGCAGTTATTCTTGTAGGGGATTAAGTACGCTTCCTTCATGGCCGGGGACAGAGACAGCCCCATCACAGCCAGATCAATCATGGAGCGCCCGATACTATCCGGGTCACAGCGCTTCAGCTGCTTGGAGTTTTTGATGATCTCCAGAGCATAAGCCTGCTCCACCTTCCAATCCAGATCGTCGTCACGACGAACCCGATTGTACTCTTTACACAGAGCGCCACCCCTACCTAAGTGTCGCTTTACTTCTACCAACTGCTGTTCCATTTCCTTACCTATTGTGTTGATGGTTGATTCATTATACCTCACCAGTGCATTATATGCAATATGATTATCAAAACATGAGAATCAGGTATAAAAAAACCCCGCACGTGAGGTACGGGGTTTCAACCTATCAACACCATGTCTCGTTGGTAAGGAGAAAGCATGGTAGGGCAAATATACCACATGTGGTGTCTATAAATAAAGAAACCCCCCAACATATGGGGGGCTTCAAATGACTCTTGACGTATGCAGGGGACAAGAGTATCTTCGGAAACGCGAATAAACGAAGACAGAGTCAATATATCACACATATGGACCCCTGTCTTCTTATTCGCCAGCCCGACACGCTGTAAGTGTGCGGACGCTGGTCATCGTTGCCTGTCAGAAAAGTGGCCAACAAAAGAGCGGATTCGGAGCTACCGCCCCTCCACCGTGACCTGCATGTGATGCTGGGATCGCTGAGTACCTGCCTCTCGCCGTGGCGATGCAGGGAAAAGGGCGGCGCTGTGCCTAAACCTTTGTTTATCCTATTGTTTCCAATTGCCAATTGTAATTTCCAATTTTCTAAACTCTATTCCATACGTTGCACTAGGTGCACTCATGCGCTATACTGTGCATATGTTTGATTTACGCAAGTATCAGTGGCTGAACAAAGAGCAGATACGGCAGCAGTTTCGCCGGGTGTTCAGCGTTCTGTACCAAGCAGGCACAGGCTCCGGCAAGACGGTGACCGCTGCGTCCATTGTGATGGATGCCGCCAAGCGGGAGACAGTGGTGTGGTTCATCGCCCACCGCAGGGAGCTGATCGAGCAGGCCAGTCGCACACTCCACAAGTGTGGTGTGAAGCACGGCATTATCATGGCCGGGTACAGGTATGACGCCTCAGCGAGAGTACAGATATGCAGCATTGATACGCTGCGTGAGCGCCTGATGAAGAACGATAAGTTGGTGGTTATTCACAAGCCAAAACTGATTATTGTTGACGAGGCTCACCGCAGCCTGTCACCCAGCTACCTGAAATTATTTGAGATGTTTCCGCGGGCCTATCGACTGGGTTTAACCGCAACCCCGGTACGCTCAGATGGCCGAGGTTTGGGCCACGTTTATGACTCCATGGTGCAAGCACCCTCTGTTGCGGAGCTGATCGAAGACGGGTGGCTGGTTAGGCCGCGGTACTTCACTGGCGCAACCGCTGATCTGGAAGGGATCAAGACCCATGACTACGACTATGCGCGTGGTGAACTGCAAGCCCGGATGAACAATGCGGTGCTGCGGGGTGACGTGGTAGAGCAGTGGATCAGGCATGGAGACAACCGGAAAACTATCGTGTTCGCGTCTGGGGTGAAGCACTCACTGGCGCTGAAAGAAGAGTTTGAGCGGGCTGGCATCCCTGCCATGCACATCGACGGACACACTCTGAACAGTGAGAGGATGGACCTGATCGAGAGGTTCAGGAGCAGCGACAAGTACCGGGTGCTGTGCAACTGCATGATCGTGACCGAGGGCTTTGATGTCCCAGAGGTTGGTTGTGTGGTGCTGGCCACAGCAACCAAGATCATCTCCAAGTACCTGCAAATGGGCGGGCGCTGCCTGCGACCAGAAGAGGGTAAGGAAGATTGCATTATCATTGACCACGGTAGCAACATCATGCGCCACGGCTTTCTGGAAGACCCGGTGCCTTGGTCACTGGACACCGAGGGGCGGATCACAGAGAGAACCGCGAAGGAAAGAGAAAACCTGCCACGAGAGTTCACATGTACTGAGTGTGGTGCTGTGTTTTCGGGTAGGGTCAGGTGCCCGGAGTGCAACACTCGATTGGAGTTGGTTGGTGAGAACGACCTGATTAACACCGTAGAAGAGTTGATTGAGGTGACGCGGGGCGCGGTAGGCATGAAGGCCGCGGACAAACAAAAGGTGTACTCGGAGGTGGAGCAGAAGAACTTTCATGCTCAGCTGATGGGGTATGCAGGAGAAAAGGGCTACTCTCAAGGCTGGGCGGCGCACAAGTTCCGTTCCAAGTTCGGGGTGTGGCCACCAAAAGGTTGGTTAAGCAGCCCAATACAAGAGCCATCAGCGCTGGTGCGTGCGTACGTGCGCGGACAGAACGCTGCCTATCACATAAGGAGAAAGTATCGTGAAGAGCAACAGGAAGCCTGACATCATGGTGCTGGCCAAGGGAAAGTGGCCAAGCATCCTGAGAGGAACGGGCATCGACGAGCGGGCGCTGTCTCAAAAGCATGGCCCGTGCCCCATGTGTGGCGGTAAGGACCGCTTCAGAACCATACAGCTGGACGGAGACCTGCGCTGGATATGTAACCAGTGTGGTGGTGGCGATGGCATGGACCTGTACATGGGTATCACCAGTCAAGATTTTAAACAGGCGGCAGATGATCTGCGGCCCACCGTGGGCGGCTACCAGTGCCTGCCACCGGATGTCATTCAAAAGAAGGACCGGAGACGTATTATGAAGAACAACGTGGAGTTGTGGGGAGACGGTGTAAGTCAGCACCCAATGCTGGAAGAGTACCTGAAGAGCCGGGGGCTGGCTCCAGCAGAGTACGCAGGCGCAGACCTGCGGCTGGCAGAGAAGGTTCCCTACTTCGATGAAGACGGAAAAAGGAAAGGCACCCTGCCCGCAATGCTGGCGAGAGTGAGCACCAGAGATGGCAAGCTGGCACTGGTGCACCGCACCTACCTGCACAAGAGGGCGGACAACTTTGAGTTCGCTACCAAAAAGAAGATGACCTCATCAGCACGGGACTGGAAGGGCGGAGGTATTCGCCTGTTCGGGACCAAGCAAGCACACCAGAAGATGACCTCATCAGCGATGATTGTGGCAGAGGGGATTGAGACCGCACTGTCCATGCGTGCCAGAGTCTATCGCAAGAGTGGGTTGTTGGTGCCCTGCTGGGCAGCAGTCAGCGCTAACGCCATGGAGAACATTGCCATACCGGACCACATCACCCACGTCCTGATCGGGGCGGACAATGATGCCAGCTTCACTGGGCAGAAGGCAGCATACACGCTGGCCAACAGGCTGACCCTCCACAAGCAGTGGAAGAAGAAGGTCACCGTGGAGGTGCCAGATGAGATCGACACAGACTGGAACGATGAGATCAGGAGAGCAGCATAATGGATAGATATATGGTATCGGACTCACCCAATGGTCCATGGATGGAGTTCAGCATAACCAATATGCCTCACGCGGCGCTGACACAAGCCCGCGCCAAGATGAGCTGGTCAGTGGTGTGGGTAGCCAAGATGCGGCCCATCATGGGTGAAGACCTGATGCCCTCAGCGGAGCTGATGCGCGGAGAGATCATGGAGCGCTTGGCAACGCAGCACGGAGGGCAGGTAGTTACCCAGCTGGAAGAAGACATTCAGATGGAGACCCTGTACATCGACATATGCGATGCAGCCACGGGCCACCTGCTGGATGTAGAGACCGAGGTGATGGTGCCGGAGATCAAGAAGGCTTACGGCAGAGACCAGAGCGTCAGGGCAACAGACTTTCTGCCGCCCAAACTGAAGATAGAAGACCTGCTGTGAGCGACCAAGATTACGTTGCATACCACGGGTTCTGTTACCTGAAGGGGGCCACCGACAGCCACAAGACGGGCCTCCAGATACAGCTCAGGCTTGAGCACGAGCAGGACTACAAGAAGTTCAAGTCATTCAAGAAGAGACGTAAGGGTAAGGCTGGAACCGGGCTGTACAGGACAATGACGAGGGTTGAGGGCAAGGAAGGGTGGTATGGCCCAGTCGATCTGAGGTTCCTGCGCTGGACAGTATCGTCAGCGAACGGCGCGGTTATCACCTTTGAGATGACCGACTACGACGAGTGGAGGGGCATGAGAGATGGCCCGGCCATAGATGCCGGGTACGAGGACCACCAGATCAACAAGGTGGAGGTGATGTTCATCGAGCTGGATGAGGAAGGTAAGCCAGTGAACGTCGAGCAGAAAGCGAAGCTGGAGAAAATGGCAGCTAAGCGCAAGTGGCCCAAAGGCGGGCCGCAGAGCAAGCGAGCAGCGCGGTTGTGTCAGGACGAAGAGTTCGTCCGGTGGGTCTTGGTAAGGCAGAGCAAGGCTGGCAACCCACCTCCGTGTAACAACCCACCTCCGTCTGAGATAGCAGAGTGGATGAGGGGGATGTGTGACATCGACACTCGCGCACAACTGGATCACGACGAGGCAGCGCTGATTCGGTTCGAAGAGAACGTCATGAAGCCGTTCCTCAGGTATACAATGAGTGCATAAGATGCTACACTAGGGTTCTATCAACAGAAGGAGTTAGTAATGAGTAGACAGATTAGACGATTGATGTTTTCCCGTGAGGCGTATCATGACATGTTCAGGATGCGGGCCAAGGGAGCGTCCTATCAAAAGATAGCCGACACCTTTCATTGCAGTGACGTGTTCATTGCGGAGGTTATCAAGAAGAAGACACGCCAAGAAGAGACCGCGCACGTGCCACCCAAGCTGGTGGAGAAGGCCCAGAGCATGGGCATGGCGAGATCAAACCGACAAGCGGTTGAGGTGGGGACGCCAAAACCAAAGGCACCAAAGAAAAATAGCTACCCGGACTTCCTCATCCGCGAGGGCTTTAATGCGCTGTCGCGCTTAATGGAGGCAAAGGAGGCTGTTGTGGTTGCCAAGAGACGGTGCGATGAGGCGCTGAAAGCCTGTTATGAGTCGGGCTTGAGCGAGGCGTTCATCGAGCTGGCGCTGGAAGAGGCTGAAAGGGTGCAAAAGGGTGCATGACCAAGGATGAACGAGCGTATCAAGCAAGAGTTCGTGAACTGGGGTGCCTCATCTGTGAGCGCCCCGCCTCACTGCATCACATCCGAGAGGGTGTTGGACGAGGGCAAAAGTCAAGCGAGTATGATGTGCTGCCTCTATGCCCTGACCACCACCAGCACGGAGGATACGGTGTGGCGTTTCACGCTGGCAAGAAAAAATGGCAAGACAATTTTGGCACGGAAGCTGAGCTGCTTAGAAAGGTCAAGGAGAAGTTAGGTGAAGACGCGTGATGACGAAATGCGCGAACAAGCCGTGAAGTTTCATGAACGAAACCCGGATGTATGGAAGCTGTTCGTCAGGTTCACCTTTGAGAAGATCAACAAGGGCTTCCGACACTACTCTGTCAGGGGTATCTGGCATAGGATACGCTGGGAAACCCCGGCAGGAGATGACGGGCTGGAGAGGTTCAAACTGGGAGACCACCACGCGAGGTTTTACGGGGACAGGTTTATGAGAATGTACCCGAAGCACGCGGGGTTCTTCCGACAAAAGGAGTCGAAGGCAAAAGACCAGCCAGCGACAGGACATGGCGAAGCAACGCCAGTAAAAATATTCAACACCTAGGAGAAAGCAATGAGTGATTTAAACCAAGTGCAATTGATCGGACGGTTGGGCGCAGACCCGGACGTAAAGTATTCCGCATCAGGTGCGGCCATAGCCAACCTGAGTCTGGCCACAGGAGAAGTGTGGAAGGACAAACAGACCGGAGAGAAGAAGGAGCGCACTGAGTGGCACCGGATTACCTTCTTTGGTCGGCAGGGTGAGGTTTGTGGTGAGTACCTGAAGAAAGGATCACAGGTATACGTGTCTGGTAAACTCCAGACTAGGAAGTGGCAAGACAAGGATGGCAATGATCGTTATACCACTGAAGTTATTGGTAACAACATGATCATGTTGGGTGGTCGAGGAGATGCCGCACCCGCACAGGGTGGGTTCAGAGATAAGCCCAAGCCAGAGGGAGAGTCTAATGCAACAGAGGAAGATATTCCGTTCTAATGCCAAGGAAGAAAGTGGAAAAGGTGAAGCTGTCAGACCTTCTCGGACAAGAGGGAGAGTCTAATGCAGAGCTTCACAAGGATAACCCGGAAAAGCGCAAGAACCACTTACGGTATCGAACGCCACGGAACAGGCTGATAACCACGAGGGGGGCGGAATACAATCGCCCCCTGTCTGGTGACCCAGCCATGGACCTGAAGCGTCAGGAGGTTATGCGGGAGTTCATCAGTAATGGGTTCCACCAGACCAAGGCGTATGCCGCGGTGTATGGGTGCTCTCTGAAAGCGGCAAAGAAGAGCGCTAACCAGCTGTTCAACTCTAGTACGTTCAGGGCGCAGCTGCGACTGATGATGCTGGGGGCGGACGGTAATCTGGCGGAGCTACCCAAGGAATACCTGCTCCAGAAACTGATTAACGTCATCGAGCTGAACATACTGGACTATATAGGAGATGACGGGCGCTGGCTGACTGTTGAGGAGCTGAGGGCGCTGCCAATTGAGCTTCAGCAGGAGCTGGAAGATTTCAAGATGGTCAACACCGTCCGCTACGTGGCTCTGAAGGATGTGGATGGTAACGTGGTCATGACAGACGGGGAGCCACACACAGTTGAGGTAAGGGAGCAGCAGGTTTACCTGAAGCTCCCTAGCAAGCAAGCAGCACGTGATCTGCTGGCGAAGGTAATGAGTTGGATCACCCTGCACGTTGAGCATTCAGGCACAATAACGGCGGAGACGCTGATGAACGCAGACAAAAGAATCGAGAGGTTAAGACGTGACGACATCGAAGGAGAATCCCAGCGCATTGCCGCAGATTGACGCGCAATACGAGTTTAATAGTGACCCACAGTATGCAAATAAGCTTATCGACCAGCTGTTGCAGGGTGGCTTCACGCTTGCACAGGTAGCGTCCCACACGGGCATTTGTAGGCGTTCACTTAGTTACATGAGGCAGAATGGCATCCGTTCCTTCCCCTTCCAGATAGCACTTGAGATCATGGCCGGGGAGCGCACCTTAGATGGCTGAAGCGGCACGGTTTGAGTCTCAGGAGGCTGCGGAAGAGTTTGCTGAGAAGATCATGTCCTTCAAGGACGATCCTTATTCGTGGGTTCTATGGTGCTATCCATGGAAAGAGCCGGGGGCGCTGCAAGATTATGATGGGCCGGATAAATGGCAGACCAGAGTCCTGCGGGGGATCGGCAACGACATCCAGTCAGGCAAATCCAACATACGTATCTGTGTAAGCTCAGGCCACGGCATCGGCAAGACCGCACTGGTCTCATGGATTATTCACTGGTACATCTCCACCCACCCCAATCCTCAGATCGTTGTCACCGCTAATACTGGGACACAGCTCACCACTAAGACGTGGCGAGAGCTGGCCAAGTGGAAGACCTACGCCATCAACGGCTTCATGTTCGACTGGTCAGCAACGTCCTATCGCCTGAACGGGCAGGAATCAACATGGTTCGCTTCCGCCATCAAGTGGAGCGCTCACAACTCAGAAGCATTCGCCGGGACGCATGAAGAGAACGTCATGATGGTCTTCGATGAGGCATCTGGTATCGACGACATCATCTGGGAGGTAGCGGCAGGTGCATTCACATCACACGGTGGTATATGGCTGGCCTTTGGAAACCCGACACGTAACGTGGGAAGGTTTTACGAGGCAGCATTCGGCAGACAGCGCAAGCGGTGGGACACGTACGTTATTGACGCACGAGACGCCAAGATGCGGAACGACGACCTCATTGCCGAGTGGATGGAAGACTGGGGCGAGGACAGTGACTACTTTAGGGTGCGCGTACGAGGTCTACCACCCAAGCAAGGCCCACTCCAGTTCATCAGTTCCGCGGTAGTCCACTCAGCGGTCATGCGGAATGTCCCGGCAGAGGCTCTGTCAGACCGATTGCCCAGACTCATGTCACTGGATGTTGCCAGACAGGGTGACGATGCGTCAGCTCTGCTGATGCGTCAGGGGCGTAAGCTGCTGCCCATGGCAGATGGAGAGTACATCAAGCGGTACAACATCAGGGACATCACTCAGCTGTGCATGCACGTACAGAAGCAGATATCAGAGAACTACCCGGACATCGTGTTCGTGGATGGGACAGGCATCGGGGCTGGAGCGGTGGACTATCTCAGGGCGCTGGGTCATGACAACGTGGTGGAGGTGCACGCCGGGGAGGACGCAACGGACAACAAGGTGTTCCTGAACAAGCGGATTGAAATGTGGGACAGGATGCGTCAATGGCTTGAGGGCGCTGACATACCAGACGACCCGCAGTTGATGATCGACCTGACTACGCCTGAGTTTGCTTTTCAGGACAGGACTCAGAAGCTGAAGCTGGAGTCCAAAGAGGATATGAAGAAACGAGGGGCGGACTCACCTGACAGTGGTGACGCTCTTGCTATGACGTTTTACCACAATGTGCCAAGCAAGTCCGCCTTCGTAAGAGACTCCAGTTATGAGCCGGAGATGGTTTAGCTCCAGTCGAAGCTGACGATGTGACGCACCTTCGCCCTCAGGTACGGGCAGCTGCTAATGTCACGAGCCGTCTGGTTCATGGAGTCAACCCACTGATCGTTCTTGATGACGATCCAGTGTCCAGTGATGCACACGATGTACACCCGATCCCACTTGCGGAAGTTGCCTTCCAGCCACTGGTTCAGTGTCGGGCAGTCACTGGCATTGCGGGGGAAGTAATCACGAAACGTGGCAACCCCCATAGAGGACAGTGCGTGCGCCATCTCGCTGTACGTGACAGCTTTGATGTACCTCCGCAGGCTGACATTCTTAATGATGTCTTTGGCCGTGGAAGTAGGGATACGCAGCGCTGCGGACAGCGCTCCGATACCGCACCACAGGTGTCCCCTGTAGTTGTGTTGGACAGCCAGCTCAGTCATTGGCCACCCCGCTTGCTTCATAGAAGCGGTGCGGATCAAACCGCTCGTTGTCCCGGTACAGCACCTCAGCCATTTGCTCAACGTATGCACGATGAGTCTTCGGGTCTGAGCCGCTGATCTGGTGGCTATGGCGCAGGGCCGCAGCCAGCTTTATATAGTCCTTGCGTGTCATTTCCTTGCCTCCGTATTCATCAGGTGGCACTCCGTTTGAACCACGGGGTGCCACACCTCGTTGATAGGTTCGCCACAGACATAATTGTCTCTGGCCCATTGAGCGTAATCCTTGCACTCTTCAGCGCTCAGGCTCTTGAACAAGCCCAGCTTGGATTCATACCCATTGCTTAAATGGTTTTCACTTAACCATGCCCAGTTACTCATGACCTTGCCTCTTTCAGTACGCGCATTGCGTTCTTATGAATGGTCATGCGGATACCCAGACAGTTCTTCCGACAGCTCAACTGACGAGCCATCTTCTTCAAGGTCAGGCCAGTCAGGGGCTGTACTTCAACGTCACCCCGGACGCGCTTGAACTTGACATAGGAACCCTTGGTGTAAACCAAGCTTGACCAGATGCGGCCTTCTTTCACGATGGCAGGCCGAAAGCCACCTTCTACGTACACTCTTCCGTGTTTCACTGCTTTCTCCATTTGTTGATAGGAAACCCATTATAGCGCATCTGATGCACTATGTCAAATCTAATGATGAGCCAGAAGATGCAAATAAGGTGTTGACACAGTGCACGATGTGCGCTATTATGCTCTCACAACATGCAATTCAACTCTTGGTAAGGAGAAAGTAATGAGTAAGAAATTCGAACAATACGCGGGATATTCTGTCCCGGTCTTCGACCCTCAGAAACCTGAGGCTTTTAAGAGTCTGTCATACAAAGACACGCACTGGTTGCGTGACAATGACTCAGCCGCTCACGACAAGTACGGCAAGAGCGTAGCTGCTTATGAGAAGTGGGACGCCGCCAACACCAAGGCCATGTGCCAGAAGCGCCACCCAGTCTTGGAACCCGGCAAGGCAACAACCTACTCTGATTGGGATGAACTGACTAGGATCAAGCTGATGACGACTCTGGGCGAGGCGTTGAAGGCGAAGGGATTCACTATTACGTGGAAGACCGGAGCTTTTTCCGGGGACTATGAGGTTCACAAGACGTGGGCCACGTACGCAGAAATCTACAAGGACGGCAATAGAGTAGGCGACTTCCGTATCTGGAGGCCATCTTCTGGTTACAACTATAACGCCATTGGCTGGGTCATCCGCACCAATCGTGGTGTGGGGAATCCCAACGCACGCTCATCCTTCTCACGCGAAGAGAAGCGCTTGAAGAAGCTGGAGTCAGCTGTCAAGTACATCACGGAAACGGCTGTACCTGAGCTGAGCTACGAGGTTGAAATTAAAAAGGCTAAAAAGACCATTGATCAACTGCAAATAGAGATCAGCAATATCAGCAGGGCAATTGAGCAGGCAAAGGCTGGCAAGAGCGGCATGTATTCCACAGACGGGTTATTGAAGAGCTTGCTGGAGATGCACAAGGTGGGCGATGATCGTGGCATAACCAAAGCGCTGGACGAACGCACCACCCGCATCGACACGCTGCGCGGAGAGTATTCGAAGCTGAAGGAGAGGCTGAGAGTCATCCGTGAAAAGCAGCTGGAGCCGTTACTGGAGAAGGCCAAAATCGACATGCCGGAGTTTTATTGATCGGCTGCAACCTGAAAATAGGGCTTGACATAGCGCACCAAATGCACTACGATGGCCCTATCAGATTTGCCGAAGTGGTGAAATTGGTAGACACGCAGCGTTGAGGACGCTGTCCGCAGTATAGCGGGTATGGGTTCAAGTCCCGTCTTCGGCACCAAACGAGAGTAAGAGTTTTAACCAACCATCAACTGTAAGGAGAACGAAATGAGAACACCGAAACTGATGCTGCACTGCGGTGCAGATGAAGTCGAGCGGCAAGCGCTGGCTAAGGCTGAACTGCCTGCCACCACTGAAACGTACTGCCCTATTGGTCACGAACCGTTTGTAAGCTTGGTGCAGGACAAGATGGCGGATATCGGATTCCGCTTTGGTCTGGAAGCCCACGCACTGTACAAAAATGGAGACCGCTACTTCGGACTGGTCCACTTGCTGAGCGAGAACCAGAAAGAGGACAGCGATTACGCACTGGTACTGGGCCTGCGGAACTCTTACGACAAGACGTTCCCAGCTAAGTTGGCATGGGGATCAGCAGTCTTCGTATGTGACAACCTGTGCTTCAGCGGCGAGATCATGGTCTCACGCAAGCACACCAAGTACATCATGCGTGACCTGCCGAACCTGATCGGGAACGCAGTGGCACACACCCGCCTGATGGAAGAGAACCAAGAGGCGCGGTACGAGTGCTACAAAGAGTCTAGCATCACTGACCTGCGTGCCGAGCACATCGTTATTGAGATGTTGCGCCGGGGTGCAATCAACACCCAGCGTGTTGAGCGTGTGGTGCAGGAGTGGGACAACCCGTCTCACGACTTTGGCGGAAAGACCGCATGGCGTCTGCACAACGCTACGACTGAGGCACTGAAGGCAACGCCGTTGCACATGATGCCGAAGCGCACGGTGGTGCTGAACGCATTGCTGGATGAGGTCACCGGGTTCACGCCCAAGGTCATCAATGATGACGTGATAGATGGCGAGATCGTGGTGAATGGTGAAAACGTAAGGTGCGCCGCTTAAGGCGCACCCCACCAGAGGACAGGACAGTGAGCAGGAAATCAATGAGGCCAGCCCGAAGCAGGCATACGCCCGGAAGTCATCCTAAGAGCTGTCCTGTCTGCAATCCCCCGAAGGGGGAATGGGTGGAGCGCTACAAGCGTACAAAGAGACACGCCAGATCGTACTGGCTAGTCCGGGTGGCGAATACCGGATGAATGGAAGGGGGCTGACAGCCCACGAAAACAGCTACCGATAGCATGGTTAATGCGGGGAGTCGCAGTCCCCCTCTTAGCAGAGAACCTGAAGCGATGGAGGTCACCCCTGATTAGTGGCCGAGGAAACCCGCCAAGGAGCTGTCTATCAACACAGGAGTAAGTATGAAATACAGACATAAATTTTACTGCAACGACCCCAAGTCTCCGGCGCGGGCGCTGACGTTCAACGCACTGAGGTGCGGCAGGTGCGACAGCTGGTACATGAGTGCCACCACCGACGAGGAGAGACCACGGGTAGGTGTAGTGCCATGGATCACAGCCGCGGCCACACTCAAGCTGAAACAGCTGAAAGAAGTGCCCCCGGACAACTGCCAGTGTGCTAATATTTAGGTTACACATCAAGGAGATATCCATGGCAACTGGACGCATGAGACGCAAGCCCAAGACCCGGCGAACCACGATGAGAACGCTGGCTGAATGGGGAAACAGGACACTGCCACCAGAGCGTGAGCTGAGACCCTACGAGTTCGCCAACGGCACCAAAGCAAAGAAGGCCGGAAAGGGCGCGTACCAAAAAAACTGATCAACACTGTAAGGAGAAAGGCCAATGAAAGAAGTAACTGTAACCCTCCCAATCGAGGAGGCTATAGATGTAATCCGGCTGTTGCGTGCTGAGTCACGCTGCCTGCTGGAGAACGGGGATGTCATGCCAGACTTCGATGTCGTGAAACGAGCACAGAATGTTCTGTCTGCACGGGAGCGCATCGTCACCAGTCTGGAAGAGATTGGCATCTTGGAAGAAGAACCCAAACCACTACCGCAGGGCATGCTGGATTTAACAGAGCCGGGGCGTGAACAGAACCCCATGATTGACAGAGCACTGGAAGCAGCAACCTGTGGAGACGAGGACGGCATACTGGATCATTCCAACGGAGCGCCCACACTGGGCCAGCTGGATGAATACAAGGTCACCTCTGATCCCATGCGAAGGTGGTAAGCCACTGACGCCGAGTCAGACCCTCAGTGGGGTGGTCCCGCCCACGGCAACACGGGACAAATAACCGGAGGCGCGAATGGAAATCACAGACCAAGTACGAGAAGCGGTGATGAAGGAAATCATCGCAGAGCTGAAAGAGTATGGCCACAGCTATGCCGCGGTGCACGTCAACAACTGTCGTAAGCGCCTGAGCATCAGGATGGCCAACCGGACGCCGAGGGAAGCGGCAAAGGTGGCAGCATCATGAAGTACGACATCAAGCCTGTGCCCAAGCCGCGACAAACACAGCGTGACAAGTGGAAGCCCAGTAAGTCTGTACAGAGGTACAGGGCTTTTGCTGATGAGTGCAGGCTGAAGATCAAAGGACTGCACACTGATCTGGCTCACTGCCACGTGACGTTTATCATCCCCATGCCAGTTAGCTGGGGCCACAAGAAACGAAGTGATATGTGTGGGGAGCATCACACCCAGAAACCTGATCTGGATAATCTGTTCAAGGCACTGGGAGACGCATTGCACGGGAACGACAGCCACATCCACACGATCCGTGCTGAGAAGTTGTGGGGCTATGAGGGTGGTATTGTCATAGACGTAAAGGACTGAGTTATGAGCATGACAGGGAAGTGGTGTTTTAAATGTGGATCAGAAGCAGGCTTAGTGCCGTTGCCGACGATCCCAGTAGGAACGGAAATTAAACCAGAGGTATGTGATGGGTGTGGAAAGGAGAAGTTAGCCGTCCCCGCCTACCACTTTAAAATCTCGGTGGCAGCTGCTCGTCGTGCCGCTGAGAAAAGAAACCGAGACGAGCCATCAACACTGGAGAAAGAGCATGAGCGAAGCAATTGTAAAGGTAGTACAGGAAAGTTCAGAATGGCCTGAGCTGGAAAAGCTGCTGGAAGCTGAAGGGTACGGTGGGGCAACTGCTATACCCATTATGATTCCAGTCAACAGTCTGGATGAAATACCCACGGTGCTGGCAAACATGGGTGAGTACGCTGAGAAGATCGGCGCGACCATCATCAGTTCCATGGAGGGACCGGACGAGGCAGACCGACTGGAGGCGGCACTGGATGCCAATAAGCAGCTGGAGCAGGAGAACGCAACCCTGAAAGCCAAGCTGGAAGGCGTCAGTAAGGCGCTGGATACCAACCTGTAAAGCAACCGAGGGGGCTTAGCCGCCCCCTCTCTCACCGGGGAGAGATGAGATGCCTGATACAAAGAAATCGAAAGACTTATACCTGAAGTATAAATTCACAGACCGTGGGAGCGCCCGTGTGTTCGATATATACAGAATGCCAGAGGGCGTAGACATTATGCAGACACCTGATCAAATGATAGGTGAGCTGCGGATTGACTGGGAAGATGAACAAGCCAACATGGAAATTCCCGATGAGTAGGATCAAACGACTGTTCTGCCTGCACTTACATTGGCATAGAGTTTACAGTGTCCTGCCCCCTTCATTACCGTGGCTATCTTCATTACCGTGGCTATATGCATGGGAGTGCGATAGATGCAAGAAGCGCATACACCGTGGCTATGGTTGGAGACCAATCAACTACGAGGAGGGCAGGAATGAGTGATTTAGTGGAACGGTTGCGAAACTACCCATATGAAGTGTGCGATTGGAGAACTGGAAACACTCGCTGCAAAGAGTACAGGGAGCGCATCAAAGAACTGGAAGCCAAACTCCAACGGGTAGAGGCACTGCCGGATACGTGGCGCAAAAAGAAACCTATAGACGGTTCTGATTACTATATTTTGGCCTGCGAACATTGTGCCGCTGAACTCAGGGAAATACTGGGAGAGCAGGAATGAGTGAGACTCGTAGAGAAATACCGCTTGACACAACAAGGCTTGATCCAAGCTGTCCTTCATGCGGAGCCAGAT